ATTTGCGTTCATAATCCATTCAGGAACTGTTCTTTTCATTTCAATTTTCTTTCCAACAAATGCTCCTAAATGTTTTAATAAATAAGCGAATGGTCCATTTTTTGAAACTTTGATTGTTTTATAAATTGTGACTTTTCCGTTATTTTTATCTGTGTGTTTAGTTTCTGTTCTTGCAACATAAGGAGTTCCAAATCCTAAATACATTATGTCATCTAATAAATCATATGCATCTTTAATTTCTCCCACACAAAATTCACAACTATAATAATCTTTTGTTTTGTGTTTTCCTAAATGTCCGTCAGTTATATTTAATCCTATTAATCTTGCTAACATTTCTAATTTCTTTTGTGACACAGGTCTATCTAGGTAACCCAGTTCCATTAAATCTAATCTGTATTGTTCAATAACATCTTCTTTTTTAATAATTACTTCTGTTTCTTTATCTAAAGGTATATATTTAGGAGAATGTCTAATAACTAAATAATTATCAGTTGTTAATTTCTCTGTTTCAACCATTTCAAATTTATCTCCAACTTTTGTTAAAAGTTTATGTTCAGGTGTACATTTTAATTCTCTTCCTGAAACAGTTGTAACTTTTAATAATTTATCACAATCTTTTTTAAACCAATTTTTAATAGGTGTTGTCAATTCTTGCATTGTTTCTGTATCTAAAGTTACTACAGAATCTCCATCTCTAACATCTTTAATTAATTTTACACTTCCGTCAGCCATTAACACCTCAGAATCACCAGTTAAACACAAAAAACCGACTTGTGACGCATTATAGTGTCTAGGACCTGTTAATTTCATAGTACTTGAAGAAGAACCAGAACTTGCATCAACTCTTCTTAAAAAAGATAAAGCTTGTAAAAAAGTTAATCTTTGATACATTTGAGCAGCTCCTTTTTTCTTACCCCAATTACCAGTCATCATTGCAGATTTTATAGCTTGTTCAATATTTGATGGTTTTAATTTTGAAATAATATTTATTGGAGTTCCATGATTTGAACCTGTTCTTTTTTTATGAAATTTATTACATTCATTAAAATTTCTTTTTAAACCTTGTTTAATTAATTCATAAATTAAATCTCCTTGAGTATCAATTCTTTTATTAATAAACGAATCTCTATCATCTGGAGCATAATCTTTTCTTCCTAAATAAGCATTTAATAACTTATTTATCATATATCCTAAAAATAAAGCCTTGGTTTTTAATACATCATTATGTCTATTAGTATCAATATGAGGCATAAATTTATTTCTTAATAATTCATATAAATCTTCTTTCTTTTCTTCATATTGTAAATTTTTATCTCCTATAATATATTTTTTTACTACCCTTAATTTATTCATTAAACATAATACTGCATCTTCTTTTGATAAAATTGAACGTTTTCCTTCTTGTTTAGAATTACTTATTCCTAACTTTAATAAATTAATCATTTCAATATCTTCTTTTTTATAAACAATACAATTCATTATTTCTTTATCAGATTCTAAACCTAAAGCTCTCATTAAAACAAATACTGATACTTCATTTAATATAGGAACTTTTATATTTATATTCATATATCTATCAATTAAAATATCAATTGATTGCATCATTATATTTGGATTACTCGGTTTTGAACTTATTCTTATTTTATAATTTTCTTGATCACCATCTTTTTTATAAAATACTATCGGTTTATTACTTATTATTTTCTCAAAACATAATACAATTTTTTCAGAACCATTTACAATAAAATATCCACCTGGATCAAATTCACAATCTTTACTTTTATAATGAGGATTATTATTTAATGAACAATATTTTGAACGAACCATACAAGGTATTATTAAAATTACTTCATCTTTTACTTCACCAACTACTCTTGTTAAAATAGTTTCTCTACTTGATAAATCATATACTTCTTGAATTTGCTCAATATTTCCAATTATTTTTAAACTATAAGTTAAATTTGCATCTCTCGCTTCATGAGGATATAATCTTTTAATACCATCCTCTTGTAAAGGAGGACGAACTGAAATATTACTAAATTTAAATCTATATCTATAAAGCATATTGTCAATCCTATTTTCATCAAACATATTTTCACTCTTCTGTAAATAATTAACAACATTATCAATTAACATATTATATGAATTATGTAAGTGCTTGTATATAACATATTTTTTATCAAAAAAAGAATCAGTTAATTTATCTATTTTCATTTTTAATGTTTTATCATCATATTCTTCATTCATCATAATGAATAATCTATTATATATAGTTTTATACTTATATTATTTTTCTATCAATTTTTATTAAAAATAAACTTATATTTTTTATAATATAACTTTAAACCAAAATAATTTTAATTTTTATTACTATTAAAAAATTTATTATCTAATTTCTACTTCTTGATTTACTTCTTCTTGATTTACTTCTTCTTGGTTAATTACTTCTTGAATATTTATTTCTTCTGTATTATTTACTTCTTGATTATTTATTTCTTCTGTATTAATTTCTTCTAAATTTTCATCAGAGCATAAATAATCTTGTAATCCAGAAAATTGATCACTTAGCATAGAAACTAAATTAGTTTTATTTAAGTTTTTAAAATCCGGCATTTTCATATCAGAAAAATTTAACATATCACTATCAAAATCATTTGTATATTTTAAAAACATAGGATAAAATCCTGTTTTAATAATTTTAAATATTGGAGCATAAAATATTTTTAGAAATAATTGAACAGAAATTAATAATTTACATAAAAATCTTAAAAATACATTCTTATTAAATTTATCAAAAAAACAAAACAAATCCGGTCTTATTAATTGAATAAAATATATTGAAACTATACCAACAGAAAATAAAGTTATTAATAATACTCTAAAACAAAGTAACCAATAAATAGCAAATCCAATTAATAAATAAACTAAAAATAAACAATAATTTACCTTCTTGACAAGCACTTTTTTATCTTTTTTAATTTTTTCTATTTTCTCTGTACAAACTTCATTTACCATTCCTAAAAATAAAGTGAAAAAACCAAAATTTAAAAACAAATAAATCATAGAAAATATACCCATTATAATATATAATATTATTATATATTTAAAAAACTTAATTATAAAATGTATATTTACTATATATGACTGACAATTATTCAGAAAAAAAATATGTAGATGACTGTGAGAATAGTGATGAGGAAGATGAAGAAATTATAAATGAAGAAGATAATGATACTAATGATGATAATATTTCAAATATAGATGAAGATGGTGTCAATATAAATGATATAAGTAATTTTACTAATATTTTATTTAGTGTAGGAAATATGTTTTTATCTTTTATTAAAGAAATTTTCAAATTTCTTTGTCGTGTTTTATATAAAGGTTTTAATTATCTAATGGAACATATTAAAAATAAAAATAAAGAAATTAAAAAAGATACAAGTCAAAATGATGAATTACCTTTTAATAAAAATCTTGTAGAAAACAGAAAATTATTTACTTCTAATAATTGTGATAATACAGATATAAATGAAATATTAGGAATTAGCTCATCATCAACTGTTAATGAAGGAGATATTAATAGTAATATTCCTATCATTAATTATAATTCCAATTCTAAAAATAAAATAACACAAAATAATTTATCAAATGAATACATTAATAAACAAGACTTTTTTATTAATAACAAAGAAAATAATAAAATAAAACAAAGAAAAAATAAAAATAAAAATAATATGACAGATACAGATAAATTATGCGAAATATTTAATATGGGAAATTAAATTATTATCCTATATTACTTTTAAATCTATATTCTTTTTTATAATAAAAATTATATTCTTCTTCAGTCATTTTATTTATAATTATACAATTTTGTCCAAACATAATATAAGATATTTTATTTAAAACATCAAAATCAATAGGACTATTATTTTTTATTTCTTTTATTTTATTTTTATCTATAAATGTAGCATTAACTACATCAACCACATCTTTAAATATATTAACAATATTTTTTTTAGATTTTAAACCAGAATTAATTTTATAACCATATAATTCTGAATTTGTCCAATAAGATGTTTCTATATCTTCTATTATATAAACTCCCCCTTCTTTTAATAAATTTTTAAATAAAATATTAAAACTAAATAATTGATGTTCTGGAACATGACTCCCATCATCAATTATTATATCACAACATTTTATTTCTTTTATTATATTTTCTAAATCATTACCACTACTTTGATCTCCTGTTATTTCATAAATATTTTTCTTATCAGAATATTTTGTAGATTTTTTTAAATCAAATCCATATATCTTTCCATCAGGAAAATAATCCCTCCACATTTGTAATGATCTACCATCATCTATTCCTATTTCTAACAAATTTATTTTTTTATTTTTAAACTGTTTTAGAAAAAAATCATAAAATCTATGATACCCATGATGCGTTATCTTATCTGTTTTATATTTTAACCCTTTATAAAACATCTCGTTTTTTCCTTCTTTATTAAATTTATTTTCTTTATTAAATTTTTTATTTTTATTAAATTTATTATGTTTATTTCCTCCTTCTTGATATGTATAAATAAAAGAATCACTATCATTTTCTAAAGATTCATTATAATTATATTCATCTTTATAACTATATTCTTCTTCATCTTCATTTACATTTTGATTATTATTATTATTATCATTATATTCATCTTCCTCATAATAATTATAATTACCTCCTTTTATTAAATGTTTATTTTTGATATTATTTTCATAATTTATTTTAATTATATATTCATTCATATTTTTGTTATATAATTATTAAATAAATTATTTTAATTTTTTATTATTGATATATATAAATTATTTTAGATTATATTGTTACTACACATCATACCTTAATAAATCCATTCCAATGATATGACTCATCTTCGTCAAACTAACACTTATCTGATTCAAATATTAAGTTTGACAAGTTCACCTTTTTCAACACGCTTATTATACTCCTCTAAGCGTTTTTCTTCTGCTTCTTTATAGCATTTTTCATAGCGTTGTTCTTGCATAACCTCCAGACATCCATTCCAATGATATGCCTCTTCTTCATAATACTTTTGATCATCCAATTCATCACAAAGATCTTTTGACATATGTTTGAACACTAATTCCA